ATCTTTCCTGGCTCCGCTCATGAGGACCTCCCATGGATTCGGTCGAGGTGGCCGCGAAACGCCTTACCCATCAATAGCCAAAGTTGGAGAAGCATTTCGAAGCTATCGGCTCCATGCGGTAGGTCCAACTCGCTAAGGACCACTTCGCCGTCTCTGAGTACGATGTGCGCACCCGAATGTCGATGATCGGCGTTCGACGGCGGGGTAACGGGCTGGGTCGCGACCAGCATAGGCTGCCGGAGCGTCACGACGTTGCTCGGGCGTCTGCCTCGACGCCTGGGATTGATGACTGGATCCGCGGCTGCGTTGGGGTGGCGGAGGACGTTGCTCACTGCTGTCCTCCCGCAGGGAGTTGCTCTCTGGAAAGGTTGCAGCTCCGCTCTATCAGCTGTTGTGCTTCCTTCTGCATCTCACTAAGCGCCTGAAACAACGCACTTAGCATGTCGGGTGGAAGCTCTTCGAGCGATTCCGCAGAGAGGATGCCTAACGGCTCACAGAGCGCGCGAGCCCGCTCCAAACGGCAAATGCCGGCAGACATTAAAATCTCAGGACCTGCCGCTGGGTTTATTGCGAGAGCGTATCGTTCTTGCGTCGATAATTCTCTTCCGCCGCCGATAATGTGAGCGGTATCGCTCTCGGTCATGAGGAGGTGCAAGGAGCTCATTGCGCCCCTCCCGTTTTGGAAAATGGCGGCGTCTTGACACCCCTGGCGAGATTTTGTACTTTGTCAGACGTGTTAATACCTCCCAGCTCTGCCGGGACGGATTTCTGAGGCATGGCGCACTCCAATGCTTCGGGTTAGAGACAGCGGTTGCACCCGCTGCGCTCGATTGGGGCTCCTTCCGGCAACGCTGGTCGGAGCTTCGCTTTTTTGGGGAGGTCTCCCCCGCTTCAGACGGCCTAACATCTGCATCGTCTGTTAGATCAATCTAACCAAATGGACGATTCTTGTCAAGCAAGGCTTACGGCTCAAACGTGGCGTGTACAGCATCGTCCTCAAGAAGATGCGCGGCAAACGAGGTAGATATCTCGGTTGTCAGCATATGCCCGGCATATCATTTGCGCGAGTAATGCGGCAACAGGTGTGATGAGTCCGGCTCATGCAGCCTTGCTTAACAAGCCGGCTTATTGATGGGTGCGCCGTAGATCCGGAAGCATTCTTCTAGTACTTTATTCCGTCCGTTCAGTCGCAACCTGTGCGCGGAGAGCTTCCAACACTGATGTGCTTAGGAGAGACTGCGATAGAGGGCCAACGACCTTTCTTATGCGGTCTGACAGGCCAACATGGAACTCGTCTGGAAAAAGCGCCACGCCCAACAGCTGGTTCGTCAGGCGGATATGATTGAGTTCGGCCCAGTTGTTCAAGTCGATGAAGGCCAACACTCTGTGTACATGCCATTTAGCGTAATCGGCTGACGTGAAGCTATGTTTCAGGGGTGGTATGTTAAGTGCCGCCTTTGTCTTCCGCACCCAAGCTAAGAAGTCCGATGTCAGCTTGTCTTCGGAAGCATGTAAATCGACACACACATAAGCTTCGCTTCCGAGAGACACCCCGATTTCATCGAACATTTGCCGGGCTGGCGTTGATAGGATCTCCAGAGCCTCGTAGTAGTCCCGCCCGGGTTCCGCACTATCCATTCCAATCTCCCAGGAACTAAGTGCGCCGCGGTACCTCTTTGCAGCGTCTGACTTGAAATCGAGTGCGGGGCGGGCACCCAGCAGGTCTAAAGCCGACAAATCCGTAACGTTATTTTCCCCCTTACCCGAGGGAAACTGGTCTAAAGCGCGCGGAGGCAGTACTGGGTTGTCGAAAAGCGTCTCAGCAATTTTGCGACTGTCTGGACTCCACTCTAGATCCGGCCGTGAAACCGGACCAAGTAGGCGCCACATGTACCGTTGCATCAGGTTCGAGTACCAACCCAGGCCCGACAATTCTGTACATGCATCGTATCTGCGGATATCGAAGTTGGACGGCAGGTCCTGGGGGTTGTTTAGAACGGTCGGGCCCATAGAGTTCTCTCAACATGAGCATCCATACGGATGCTCTAAATTATCGGGTTCGGGTTCTTCGAAGCTCACTTTTTTCTGGTGGCCCGCTGTTTCGGGCGCACCTTGTCCAAGGCCAGACAACCGGCAATGAATCTGGAGATCACAACATTCAGTGCGTGTTTGTCTTCGTCCGCCAATTTCTCAAAGTCGCTCCGAGACACCGTAAGCGGCCACTCTGGCGTTCCCTCGGAAGGAAGATCTTGGTCAGCTCGTCCATGGCCTGTCATCAACCACAACGCGTCGACGCCGGCGGCGTCCGCAATCTTTCCCGCAGGGCCAGCGGACATGCTCATAACGTTGCCTGCAAGCCAGTCGCTTACGGCGGCTCTGCTGACGCCTCCTCTGCGTGCGAGTTCTGCCGCAGACCAATTATTCTGCGTTAGTACGAGACGGATTCGGTCGGAAAGCGTTTTCATGGTGTTAATTTAAACTAACATATGTAAGACGGGGCTTGCATTCTAGTGTTAGATCGATCTAACATCAAAGCATGACTACCGAATTCGCTAGAACGTCCGACTTACGTCAGCTCCTTCTGGACCTACTTTCAATAGGCATCCGTCAAGCCGACATTGCGCGCCAGTTGGAAGTGTCACGAGCATGCATCTCTAGCGCATACAAAAAAAAGCGCGGAGAGGCTTGGATGCCTTCGTACGCGGTTGGCGTTAGGCTGGTTGAAATGCACCAGACGCTTTTCCGGCGAAGCGTCGGCTCAATGGTCAAAGCCTCCACATCTGCATCGCATAAGCCGATATCGGCGGACGATGATGTCCGGGAATAAGGTCCGCTATGGACTCGCCGCGTGTGGGGCAGTTCCTTTACCAGCAACAGGTATGTCAGGTGATCCGCAGATCGAAGGTGGATACACCAGGCTCTCGAACGAGCTGCTGGACGCGATGTGCCGCGCAGGTTTCAACGCTCGCCAGTGGGCGGTCGTCATGGCCGTGGCCCGCAAGACCTATGGATACGGGAAGAAGGCGGACGATATCAGTCTGAGCCAACTCGCTAAGCAGACAGGTATCGCCAAACCGCACATCAGCAGCACCGTCAGTGCGCTGGTGGCGGGGAACGTGCTCGCCAGGTCTTCGGGTACGTTTGGATTCACGCTGTCGATCAACAAGCGGTATGCAAATTGGGACCTGCAGGCGACCGCCAACGCCCGCGCAGCGACCAGCCCGCAACGCGATTCGGTATCGCAGGGGTTACCGAATCGGGAACCCATAGATGGGGTTACCAAAACAGGAACGGGGGTTACCGATCCGGTAACCGCTGGAGGGGTTACCGATTTGGGAACTGGGGATACCGAATCGGGAACGGTTACCGATTCGGTATCGCAGGGGTTACCGAATCGGGAACCACAAAAGGAAACTATACAAAAGAAAGAAAAACACTTGTCGACTTCCGTCGACCTAGCGGGCGAAATTCCGCCACAAAAACCGGCGTCGGAAGTGCAGCAGGTATTCGATTGCTGGCGCGAAGTCATGAACTCGCCCAGATCGCAGATCGACGCCAAGCGCACCAAGGCGATCAAGGGCGCCCTGAAGTCGGGCTACACGGTCGAGGACCTGTGCCGCGCCATCCGCGGTTGCAGCAAGACACCGCACAACATGGGTAAGAACGACCGGCATCAGAAGTACAACGGCATCGAGCTGATTCTGCGGTCGGCGGACCAGATCGACCGCTTCATTGCCAACGATGGCCAGAATCCCGCCGCGAGCGATGGGCGCGAGGATCTGGGTGACGGTCGATACCGCATGGACGGCCGGATCTACGGCGCGGATGGAAAGCGGGAGGTCGTATGGTGACCGCTCCCAAGACGTTCCGCGATTTCGGCATCGACATCGGCACCAAGAGCGGCGCCGAGGTAAAGGTGACGTGTCCGCAGTGCTCGCCGCATCGGAGGAAGAAAACCTATCCGTGCTTGAACGTGAACACGGACAAGGGCGTATGGCATTGCTGGCATTGCGACTGGTCCGGCTCGCTGGGCAACGGCGTCGAAAGCCGCGCCGATTTCAAGAAGACCTACAAGCGGCCGGCCTACGTCACGAACCGTACCGAACTGCCGCAGAACGTGGTCGATTTCTTCGCGCAACGGGGCATCAGCCAAGCTACGCTGCTGCGCAACCGGATCGGCGTCGGAAAAGAATGGTTTCCGCAGGTCGAGTCGGAGCGCTCGTGCATCATGTTTCCGTTCCTGCGTGGCGGCGAATGCGTCAACGTGAAATACCGCACAAAGGACAAGCTGTTCCGCATGGCCGCTGGCGCGGAGCGCGTGCTCTACGGCCTGGACGACATCACAAGCGTGCTGGTGTGGGTCGAAGGAGAAATGGACAAGTTGTCGATGGAGGAAGCCGGTTTCCAGAACTGCGTGTCGGTACCCGATGGAGCTCCAGCGCCCGAGGCGAAGAACTATGCCAACAAATTCGACTTCATGGAGTGCCCGGAGCTGGCGGCGGTTAACCAGCACATCATCGCGGTGGACAATGATCCGCCGGGCCGTCGCCTGCAGGAAGAACTGATTCGCCGGCTTGGACCGTCCAAATGCCTCATCGTCGACTGGCCGGAAGGCTGCAAGGACGCCAACGATATGCTGGTGTCCCATGGACCCGATGAACTGCAAAAGCGCGTGACCGATGCGCGGCCGGTGCCGGTCGACGGAACATCCCGCGCGCGCGACTACCGCGGCCAGGTCTGGCGGCGCTATGCCGGCGAGATCCCGAAGGGCTTTTCCACCGGCTGGACCGCGCTGGACCCGCTGTACAAGATCTTGCCGGGTGACTGGACGCTCGTTACCGGCATCCCGGGCTCTGGCAAGTCGGAATGGTTGGACGCCCTAGCCATCAACCTGGCGCGCAATGAGGGCTGGAACTTTGCCGTGTATTCACCGGAGAACGACCCGGTGGACTATCACCTGGAGAAGATGGCCGAGAAGGTGATCGGCAAGCCATTCGACAAGGGCCCGACAGAGCGCATGTCCGCGGTTGAAGTCGAAGAGGCGATGGACTTCCTTGATGACCACTTCACGCACCTGATCCCGGACGAACCGACGCTCGATGCGCTGCTCGATCGGGCGGCGGAACTGGTCACGCACCGCGGTATCCGTGGCCTGATCCTGGATCCCTGGAACGAAATCACCCATGAGCGCGCCGGCACGACATCGGAAACGGACTACATCTCGGTGGCGATCTCTCGCATTCGTCGCTTTTCGCGACAGCACGGCGTGCATACCTGGGTGGTAGCGCATCCCACGAAGCTGCAGAAGGACAACAACGGGAAGTACCCGGTGCCTACACCCTATGACGTCGCCGGCTCCGCGCATTGGCGGAACAAGGCGGACAACTGCATTACGGTCCACCGGGACCAGCTGGACCGGACCAAGCCCGTCGAGGTCCACGTCCAGAAGATCCGCAAGAAATTCCTGGGCCGCGTCGGCACGGCGGAGCTGCGTTACGACTACGTCACGGGCAGATATCAGAACTTCGAGGGTGCCCAGCTGGCGCCGGTGTATTCGATGCAACAGGAGAGAGGAAATGGAACAGCGTGATGAACTTCGGGTCCTGGAATGGAGCCAGCGCCAGGGCTTTGTCCACGTCGAGCCGATGGCCGGTGCCGTCAAAAAAAACCTGGAATCGTTCGCGCGCGATCGCCGAACTGACTACATCCCGCTTCACGTCGGCACGCATGACGAATGCGACGCGGCCGCAGATCGGCTCCGTCCTGCCCTTGTGGCGCGGGACGCCAACCAGGCCACGATGCCTTAACGCCAGGAAAAGCCAATGACTGCACCCCTATTCGAATCCGCATCGCAAGCCCTGACCTTCGCATTCAACTTCAGCATGCAGCAGTACGACCGGCCGCTCATGAACCGGTTAGCCGATGGTCCCGGAATTCGTACCGGAAAGGGACTATCTGGGCTCGACGGGGCCGGTCAGGCTGGCATCATCCGCCGGCATGTCGCAACGCTGGATGTTTTGCACCAGGCTGTCTTGGTATCCAAATTCGCCCCGGTAGAGTTGGATTGCGCATGCGGGCGGACGTGTTGCAGCGGCAAGGCACCGAACCTCGAATGGCAGGGGTCTATCCGCATCTTGGCAGACTATGGTGAGCGAGACGCCCTGGCAGGGTGCTCCATCGTCCGCCCCCTCACGCTGGGCGTCCTGAGAAAACTGATCTGCCACAAGCTGCAGCTCGGGGAAATTGCCCGGCAAGCCGGAGTGGCCGAAAACACGGCGAGCAGTCATCTGTCGCGCTTACGCGCCTGGTTCAGGGGTGAAAGCATATCGCGCAATGGTGAAGAGCCTCGACTTGGCGTCGAGCGGATCGCCATGGATCGTATTGAGGAGTCGTTGAGGGAAGCGGGCCTTATTGCGACGGCCGATGTTGCCGTTGCTTGACCGTTGGGGAAAAACGCCTCAGAATATGCCTTGTCCTGGTACGGTGTATCAGTGCGCCTGAAGCCCGCCAATCGAAAGGTTGAGCGGGCTTTCGCGTCTCTAGCTTTCGAAAGGGGTGCGAGATGGCTGGGATTGCTCAGCGACGGGCCGAGATAACGCGGCTGAAGAAACAGCGGCGGGTTTGGTGGGGTAGGCGATTGCCGCCCGAGCTGGTGAGTCGGGCAGGGGATACGCCGAAGCCTTTCTTGTGCAGGATGTACGGGGATCCGCGCAAGTACTTCGGCGATCTCACTCGCCGGGAACTGCGGCTTCGCGGTTAAGCCAACTCACAATACGATGGGTGGCTAAACGTAAGCCCGCCGGTAAACTGAGAGGCTGTTTTATTGGCTTTCTTCCTTTGAAAGTACAGTGGCCGTCGCTGACGACTGCGGCATATCTGTCTGAATCGGGTTCGGATTGCGGGCCAGTTTTGAAGCAGCCAGGTTCTTAACCGCCGACACGAACTCTGGGACGGTCTTCATTGCATCCCGAACGGTTGGTGAGCTTAAAAGCTCAGCCCAAGGGCTGCCGTGGGATTGTTCCTCAACTAGTCGAAGCGGAAGTTCATCTAGCCGGTTGAGGGCAGACTGGAGAAGCTGTGTTTCCAGAGCGGGGTCAATGCGCGCCGCCTCTCGCCTGTATCCTTCATATGCCCGTGAGATGGACGCCTTAAAGGCGTAATCCTCCGCTAATTTGAAGTTCTGCCCTATCTGCTTTGTCGACAACCACGCGAACCAAATCGGCGCGCCGACCGACAACAATGCAAGTAGAAGGTTTAGCCCGATTAGTGAGCCTGAGCCGCCCGGACTCGTCGCTTCTTTGAAGACTGCTTGCAGGTGGGACGAACCAAAGAAAAAGGCGCAAAACAGAGAAAGAATCAGGCCGCCTACCCAAAGAAGCATTGAGAAGCCGAGGTCTTTGGACCTCTCACTGAATGCTGCAGCCAACCCTACACTGGTGGCTGACGAGTAGGCCTGTTGGCATCTGTCGAGAACTGACTGCGCTTCGTTCAAAACGCTCTTAAGGCGGTCTTCGGCCGCTTTAGACCCGTCGAGAATGTTCTTGATGTCGGCTTCATTCCTCACAGATTCGTCGCGCAATGAGCGAATTTTTGATCTAGATTCCTGAAGCAGTTCTATATCGGCTGGAAGCTGTTCTGCGGCTTCGTGGGCGCTTTCGATCCGAGTGACCATCTCTGACAAGGAACCAGTACGTGGCTCGAGATCGTTCAGCGTAGCTCGAAGGTACCTAACGCGGCGGCCCTGCGTCTTGAGTTCCTTCGATAGAGTTGCGCTGTCCTCTTCGGGGGAATTGGCAAGAATCCATTTCTTGACCGCTTCCAAGGTTAGGACGAACGCTGGAACTGCGACATGGGGCGCGCCCCAGATTTGCGGCAACGTGTGGATTTTTACGAAGTCGATCTTGGCGACGAGGTTCTTTGCCTCATCTTCAGATATGACTGCTAGTTCGTCCTCATGATCCGCAATGCATTGTTTCAAATCCTGTGCGTCCCCCATCAGGTCATCGACCGAGACAGCCGGGAATTGAGGATTGTTGTGCGCGGCCCCGATGGGCCGTTTGTCTTTGATCGTCTTTGGAATCTGGTCAATCAGTTGGCCTACCGCATTTGCGATTAGAGCCCCGGTGTCAATGTTCTCGCTCTGCGCCATTAGCATTCTCCTCGGTCTTGAAGATTACATTCAGTTTCACTATGGCGCAATGTCCTGAACTGTTCGCCAAGATATTTCCACGCAAGACGGAGAGAAGAATGCGCCCTAGTGCTTTGAACAAGAAATGTATAAAGCCTGGAGACTTGATAGTCATCTCCTACCGCGCGGTCAAAGGCGCCGAATATTTGGCTGATGCCAGGGAAAGAATCGCGGCTGAGTTCCCAGGAAGCCCAGTAGTAGTCCTGGATAGCGACGCAACGATTGAGATCATGGACCATCGGAAAGCCCTCGCGAGGATTGAGGCCAAGCTCGATGCCCTTTTAGCTGTCGTGGTCGAAGGTGATGGACCTGAACCGCCAGCCCAAACGCTGGACGGCGAGTGCGCAGGTAACGATCGCGGGCAGAATCAGCCGCTATGAGCTATGGCGAGGGAAGAGGCGGCAGACCGTGGCGGCGACTGCGTGATCAAGTCATGAAGCGCGACGACTGGATGTGCCAGTGCGAGGACTGCAAGGGCGAGAAGCTGCTCGCCCACGAGGTCGACCACATCAGCAACACCCGCGATGCGGATGGGAATCTGAATGATGACCCGTCCAATCTGCGGGCAATGAACCGGGATTGCCACGCCTTGAAGACCAAGCGCGAGGCCAACCCAGGGTTTCGTGAACGGGCCGCTGTCGGTGTCGACGGCTGGCCCATCTAACCAGCGGAGAGCAAAGATGGACAAAACAGCGGTGGCCAAGGCGTTCAACCAGTGGATGGACGACTACACCAAAGACCCGGATAAGTTCGAAGCGATCGAGAAGTCGGCAGCGCACCTGAACGAGAAGTTGGACGGCAAAGAGCCGACCTACGGCGATCAGTGCGCGGCCGTGCTGGCTGCGTACATCGCGCAGCAGTGATGCCCATGCCCAACCCGATCAAGGTCGCGACCATCCAGGTCAACGAGGAACGTCACTTCGCACGCATCAGCGGCAAGGACCTGGAACGTATCGTCGCTGCTGCGGTGGCTGCCCAGGCCGGTATCGACCTGGATGCCGTTGGCGTCCGGATTGAGCGGTGCTGGATCGACCGCAAGGCGACGGATCGAGGCGGCGAGGGCGAAGCCGAGGTCCTGATCGTCGTCGATCGGCAGGGCGAAGGGCAGGCAAAGGCCGATCCGACCGCAACTCCCGCCATCGTCGCCGATCACGCCGTCTGAACTTCGTCCGACGTGCGTGAGGGGGGGTATTTCGGGGCAAGATGGCGTCCGGACCGGACACCGACCGTTCCGCTAAATTCACGCATCCACGATTGGCCGGACGACCTGATCTAGCCGATTTTCAGCATTTCCGAGATACCCGATGGCCAGAGCCAGATTGCCGGTGGACAAAGCGGCTGTTTCGGGCGCCGCGGGCAAAAACCCGGGCCGTCATGCCGGACGGACGAAGCCTAAAGGCACGAAGCCGCTTGGAGCCCCGTACGCCAAGATGACAGCAGCGCAGAAGCGCGCCTGGAAGGAATACGCCGGGAACATGCCATGGCTGAATTCCTCCCATCGGGTGCTGTTGCGCCTGGCCTGTCACTGGACGGCGAAGATGGACGACCCCGATGCGGACTTCGGCGTATCAGCAACCCAGGCGCTGAGCTCCATCCTATCGAAGCTCGGCGCTACCCCAGTGGACGAATCCAAGGTAGGTAATGGCGGCGGTTCCGAAGAAGATCCCGACGACAAGTTCTTCAACGGATCGCGTTAGGGCGTACGCTGAAGACGTCGTCGCTGGCCGGGTTGTCGCGGGGCCACACGTCCGCAATGCCTGTAAGCGCCATCTTCTGGACCTGGAGCGCGGCCACGAGCGCGGGCTGTACTTTGACCAGGCCGCGGCGCAATACGCTTTCCAGTTCTTCGAGGGCGTTCTGAGGTTGTCAGAAGGGCAATTTGACGGCCAGCAGTTCCAACTGCATCCGTCGCAGGCTTTCATCGTTGGCTCGCTATTCGGCTGGAAGCAGGCAGACGGCGCGCGGCGATTCCATCGGGCTTATGTCGAGCAAGGCAAAGGGAACGGGAAGAGTCCGCTCGCTGGCGGTCTTGGACTTCTCGGACTGACGGCAGACGGTGAGGCGGGTTCCCAGGTCTATTCCGCCGCGGCGAAGAAAGACCAGGCCGGCATCCTGTTCGCGGATGCAGTCAAGATGGTCAAGCAGTCACCGGCGCTGAAGAAGAGGGTCGAGTTTTCCGGCGGCGAAGGCCGGGAATACAACATAGCGCACCACGCCAGCGGCAGCTTCTTCCGGCCGGTGTCGCGGGATACCGGTCGGACAGGTTCGGGGCCGCGTCCGTACTTCGTGCTGGTCGACGAAGTCCACGAGCTGCCCGATCGCAAGATCATCGAAATGCTGGAACGCGGGTTCAAGTTTCGTCGCCAGCCGCTGCTGTTCATGATTACCAACTCGGGCAGCGATCGAACCTCTGTAGCCTGGGAAGAGCACGAGCACGCGGTCAAGGTCGCCGCTGGTCATACCGAAGCCGTCAATGATCCGAAGTTCGTCGGCGACGTGATCGATGACCGGACATTCAGCTTCGTCTGTTCCCTGGACGTCGGGGATGATCCCCTGACCGACCCCACTTGCTGGGTGAAGGCAAACCCCCTCCTTGGGGTGACGATCACCGAGCAATACCTACGTGACGTGGTCGCGCAGGCGAAGGCGATTCCCGGTTCGCTGAACGGCATCCTCAGGCTGCATTTCTGCGTCTGGACCGATGCGGAAACGGCCTGGATGACGCGCGATACGCTGGAACC